AGCTATGTCTATAAGAAACTCGTTAGGGTCTACAGGTACAAGATTAACGTGTATGTCATCTCTAGTAACTACATCTGAGGTAGTACCCATAGAACCTGTTATAGGAACTCTTCTAGGTTTTTGCTCAACTGTTATTTTACCTATGCCTGTTCCATATAAAGCGGCATTTAATAAGATTTCTGATATTGCTTTGTTTACGTTGCGTGTATCAAAGTCTTCTATAAGTTGGTCTGTAATTCTTGCAAGCCTAGTATCAACATTTTGAGCTATCTGTTGTATTTGCTCTGGGTTAAGCTGTTGTGCATTTTCTTTTATTATCTGCTCAAAAATTTGTTCTCTAACATCATCTTCTAAGTCAAACCATCTTTTACGGTGAAAGATAGTTTCTTCCATTTCGGAAACCCCTGCTTCTATTGCTTGTTGCAACGCAGGAGCAATTAGTTTAGACCTTTCATAGTGGCGTATTTTATCTTCTGGACCAGAGTGTTGTCCTCTCCAAAGCCTGTAATATTCTGCCCACCTAGTGCTATACTGTGAGTTCCTTGCATCTTCCCACTTTTCACACTTGTCTATTATCCACCCAGTAAGTTCAGAGTCGTAGACAACGCTTTCTGCATCTGCAGAGTAATCAACACTAGGTTCTACTATACTTGCTTTTGCCATAAATAATTCCTGTTAAAATCCACTTGTGGTGTCCATAGGCTCCCAAGAACTTTGTCCTATGTCTTCTGCCATGTCATAACTAACTTGTGCTATCTGGTCTATGTAAGCTAGACTGTCTATCATATCGTCATGCGATAAAGGGTTAGGAAAATCTAATAATTGTTCAAACAATTTGTTTAAATACTCTCCGTCTTGGAAAGAGAGCCGACCCTGCTCCATACGACCTTGTAAAGCCCAGACTATGCGGTCATACTTTTTTTGGTTTCCGTGAGTTAACTCTGTTATATATGGAAACACATTTAACCGCTTCATATTATCGGTTAGGTATGGCATTAAAGCGTTTTTTAATGCTCCCTTTTCTATACCTACCATTCTTGGTTTATATTTCTGGGCAGTGCGTAATATCCGCACAGCCGTCTCTCTAACATTCCATCTACCAGTAATAATATCAAAAACGTGCCACCCATCTTCGTTAACTTCTACTACTGATATGGCAGTTTCATCTAATCTTTTTGTCTTGCCTTGAGCAATACCTTTGACATCTTCATACCCTGCTGGGTCTACTGTCATATAAATATCAGACCCATGAGAGGGTCTGTCTTCTACTACAAACATATCTTCTTTAAAAACTGTGCCACCAAAAGAAGAAAAGTTTGCTTCAAACTCTTGTTTTACAAACTCAAGTGGCATATCTTTTGTAGCTAATACAACCTCTTTCGGGTCAAGAAAAGGGTTGTCAAGTGATTTGAAAGTCCAAGCATCCCAGTCATCTTCGTCCTTTTCTGCAGTAAGAAACAAATCGTAAAAGTGGTTTTTACCATTTGGTGTTCCTATAAATAATGCACTGCCTCTTACATCAGCAAGAGTAGGGCGTATGATTGCTGTCCATACTTCCTCTTTCATAAAAGCATATTCATCCATTACAACGTAAGATAGACCGACACCTCGAAGGCTTTCTGGTCTATCTGAACCTTTTAGATGGATTTGCCTATCATTTGATAAGGTGAGTATGCACTCATTCTCTCTTATCTTTTTTGTGATAGGGGCAGCCATTTGCTTTAATGCCTGCCACATAATATCTTTTGCTTGGTTAAATGTAGGAGCTATGTAGTAACAAGCTTTATCCGACAAATCATAACCAAACTCATTTTTAGATTTTAAAGCCTCAACAATTAAATTTACTCTAGCAAGATATGATTTACCAAATCTTCTTCCTGCTCCAACTACTTTAAATCTTTTGTCTGATTGAAAGATTTGTTGTTGTGCAGGGTGTAAAGTAAAATTTAACTCTGTTGCCACTATCTACCAGTTCGAGAAGAGTGAATTAAACCGTACCGTCTTTTCATCAAACGCTTTCTCATGCTATCAGCGTTTGATTTTTTTGGCATATTTTTAGGTTTAGCTGTTTCTGTAGATTTAGCTGTTTTTGTAGGTTTAGCTATTTTTGTAGGTTTAGCTGTTTCTGTAGTATACTTTTTATTATTCCAAGTAAAACTTTTATTTCCTTTATTCTTGAAATGTCTAAAAGCTTCGTTAAAAGAAACACCGCCTTTGCTAACACCTGCATTAAAATTTTTAACAGTGCTTTTTTTAGCAGAACCAGCTGTACGTTTTACAGGAGACTCCACCTTTTTTAAGGCAGGTTTTTTTGCTGCTCTACGTGTAACACTAGTTCTTTTCAGTTCATCAAAAAGAGCTTGTCCTTTTTTTGGTCTGCCTCTTCGAGAACCGTAAGTTCCTGGACCCATAGGCATGATTATTTACCTCCGTTAGATGTTCCGACTGGCGGAATGTTTGAAGCTGGTGCAATACTAGCTACTTCGTATTCTTCAACAGTTAATGTGCCGTCTTGGTTGTTTACACCACCAGACTTTCCCATGTTAGCCATGTCACTGCACTGATTTGGGTTCATCGTGTATGCCATCATTTATCTCCTCAAAATCTCCGTCAATGGAGTCTTCTTCGTTCATTAAGTTAAAATCATCAAGACCTTTAATATTTATTACAATATTATTGCCGTCTTGAGCACCGTAATGCTCTACGGCTTTGCGAGCTGGTATAGCTCTATCGAGTAAAAGCCTAGCTGCGGTCATATCACCCTTCTTGGCTTCTCGAATTACTGTGCGGATAACCGCTTGAAACTCTTTGTTCATTTCTCCTGCAAACTGGTCTATCAAACCATTTTGCATCAAAGTTAATTTATTTTTACTACCTTTTGCTCTGCCGTTAGGATTTAAAGATGGTCCACCTTTACGTAGAGAAGGGTTACCTCGTTTACCTGCCACCTAGCACCTCCAACGTCTTCTAGCTTGTCTTATCCTAGAGTTAGGGTTATTTCTAGTTTTAGCTGAACTTTTTTTTAGTTGCCCTAAACTGCGAGCACAATATGATTTTCTTCTGGCAGCACGTTTACCTTTTGCATTTTTTTCTGTAACGGCTGTTTGTAACTTTGAACCTGGGTTAGCTTTACGATATGCAGCTGCTCCCTTTTTAGTCATACCTGCACCTTCTTTTGTAGGGCGATAGTTAGCTGACCTACCTTTAGTAGTTCTAGCTATATTTTGACTTCTTTTTCGTTTTGTTTGTGCCATTTTTTGCTAACTTAGAAAGTGTTTTAGCTTGTCCTGCGTGTGCTTTAGAGGCTTTGCGTAGCTTTTGAGCTACTTGTCTAACTTGCCTTTTTGCTCTACCTTTTAACATTTCTAGCTCTTTTCTTTTGTTTTAGTTTTTTAAAATCAGCACCAGTAATTTTATTTTTAGGTTTTGCAGCTTTAGCTATTCTTTTTTGTTTTGCACTATATTTACTTAAAGGCATTTGTTATCTCTTTTTCTTTTTTCTGGCTATTGTTCGTACATTAGTAGGTTTACCGCTAACACCTTGAGGTTTAGCTCTTTTTCTTTTAACTGCACTCTTAATCTGCGATGCTGTCATTGACCGAGCTTTTGACCTCGGTACACATTTAGGATACTTTCGTTTGCTTCCTTTAGCAGACTTTCTGCCACAAGATTGAAATTTACCTTTTTTCTTTGGTGCTCCAATATCTACCCAGTCACCCTTAGAACCTTTACCAAACCAAGCTTTCAAACCTCCTGTTGGTTTAGCCATTATGCAGTCCTATATCCGCCACCACGTTTTTTGTAAGTTCTAACTAACCAACCGTTAGCATATGCAGAAGGATAAACTGCAAACTTACGTTTTGCTTCTGCTTTTACTTTTGCATACAAAGATGGGTTTGTTGGCACTGCTTTGCCTCTGCGTTTTTTACCTGCAACTCTTTTTTTAGCTGGCATAATCTTTCCTTATCTTTTAAAAGCACCAATGCTTTTTAAACCAAAACTAGCAGCGATAGATGCTAAGATTCCGTAAGATAACCACTCAGGGCAATCTTCTCGTAAAAACCGAAAGCCATCTGCAATATACGGTTGTAGTGATGGCACAAAACAAGCAATAATTAATCCTATAAACAACACTGTCCACAGTTCATCTTTGATGCTGTCTTGAGAAGCATCCATAGCTTTCTCTTCCCAGTTTGCATCACTTTGTACTTTTTTAGTTTGTGCTTCTATTTTTGCAACAGCTAACTGTTGTTTAGCTTTTACTTTCTCTGCACGATTTTTTAAAAACTGTCCTGCTACATTTGCAATAGGACCAACTAACATTTGTATCATACTAACTTGTCCACTATGTGTTGCGTTTGTTTTTGAATATCTTTTTCTTGTTCTTTAATTAGTTTGCGTTGTTCTTCTATCAACTTTTCTTGTTGTTTTTCTTTTGGGAAAGAAACAACTATATCGTGCAAATTTTTAACATCCATAACTAGTAGCTCCAAACTGTAGGTCTACTTATGTTAGATTTAAAGTTATTTGT